CGACAGCGTATACCGTTAGAACGCATGGAGAAAACCTATACCGCCTCTGCAAAGAGCGGCCAACGTCTTCCCCTCAAGACCGCTCCTGCAAAGGAAGCGGCAACAACTAAGGTCAAACCTGCAAAGGCTATTGACCAAACCGACGAACTCGTCCAACGATTTGAAAAACTTCAAGGACATGCGTTCGTCGAAGCACGCCCTGGACCCTCGCGCAAAGAGCGGCGCGCCGCCGCTCGCTCCGCGTCGCCGGCGCAGAAGTCGAGCGCGCCCACCGCTCGTTCCCCCCTCGCCAAGGATTCTAGCTTGAGCAGAGGAGCCCAGCGTTCTCCCACTGCTACGCAGTCCAGCCCTTCATTGGCATCCGCACCCCCTCCTGGTGATTCCGCCCACGAGTTCGCTGCTATGCCGAGTTGGTTGGCGCGCGCCAACGCATTGCGCGTTCCTGTCCACGTCGGTTCTCCCGAGCATAAGTTATGCATGCGTGAGCATTACAACTGGATTGAAATCGTTGGCCAAGGTACCAACCCTCATGGCCCCGGCGCTGTCAATCGCCGTAAGGCGACGCTACATGTCCTCGGACACGCAGCAGACGCTGGTTATACCAGTCTGCTGGATGTGTACGGATCACGCCGCACCGCCGCTTTTGCCAAACCTTTGCAAGCCATGGGTTACCCGACTACCATCACCATCGACGGCGATCAAGTTGTGCCCGCCGATATCGCAAGACGTCCTATCAACCCCCGAGACGCCTCACTCGATACCGGTCCTTACGACTGTCTACTTTTCGTCAACGTTTACGAGACTCACGGCGCTCCCATGTCCCCGGCTGTGGCTGCCGCCCACATCATTGAGTATCAGTCGAAAGCGATGTACATCGTATCCCATGCGTTTCCCAACGCATGCGATGTGATCGATGAAACCGGTGCTTATGTGCGCCTTCCTGATGACCGCGTCGTGTATCGCCCATCTGCCCACGATACGCTCTATGGGCCACATGACGCTGGCGATTGGTTGCTCAACGACGGCTCCTCTGATGGTATTTCGTGGACCACCCTACGGTCTTACGGCGGCGCCCGTATAACACTCGTACTTCCCGTATCAACCCCAGCGAACGGTTCCATTGCCGCGCCTCCATCGAACCAGCACATGACATTGGAGCTTCCTGACATCAGCACTTTCTGGTCGCGGTTCATCCATTCTGCTTTTCCAACATGGATTCCCCGCTCATGGAAGCAGATCGTTGGAGGCGCTTACCATCGACGCATCGTTGATCGACGCCTCGTGAACATCGTCCACCAAATGATGCGCGGCGTGAAATACAATGACACAGTGCATCGTACACTCTGCAACCGCATCCACCGCGAGTTGCTCTCCGACCCTTGGCACACTGTCATCACCTGCTTCCCAGAGATTGAGGAGACGCTTACCGAAGGTGCTATTTTCGCTGGCGTCATCCGCGCCACGGACCGCGAAGAGCATCAGCTCACAAGTTTCAACTTGTTCCACGGGGCGACTTCCTCTGCGCGTACACTCCAACTCGGCACTCTCGGTAAGTCTCCCGGTCCCTCGTCATCGTACGCTGGAGCTTTTGGCCTCGCTGCCATTGCGATATGTATGTCATGCGGCGCCGCTCTTCATCGCATGGCCACCCAAAGTGGTTCCTGGCTTTTTGGCGCACGTACGGCCACATCGCTCGTTGCAGGTGCCGTCGCTGAAGAGACGCTCCGTTGGGGTCTCACCAGTTTTTTGTGCCTCCATCCGGGCGTCGTCGCCGCCGCATTTATTGGCCTCGAGGCCATGCGCCATGGTACGAGTGGCTTTTATACGGCTCCCTTGCACGGCGTGCTCGCTTGCCTGCCAACTCCCGTCGCATATCTGATGCACGCTGCAGTCAACCTCAACAACAGTGCGCAGATGAATCTGCCGTTGAGTGCGCCCGAGTCCACTTCACACGTTGCAGGACCGTGGGACGATTTCAAGGAGAGGTTCCTCGAAGCTCCGATCGATGACGTGATTGCGCAGGAGTCTACTGTTAAACGCATATCACGCATCCGTGACGCCGATATGGGCGTTCTGGATCGTACGGATACGCGCAAAGTTCCTGTTGCGCAGACGCTTCTCCTCGAGTGCACCGGTTTCGACGATTTGAACTTGATCCCGCCTATCACAAGCCGCCACTTTTGTGGTCTCGCCACCAATGCTCCATGGTATGTTCCGGGACGTTCCGGAGCCATGCTTTCGTCCATGATTTCACGTCGTAAACTCAAACGCACACCCCTGGAAATCCGTTATGACATCGTGGACCGCAAATCTTGCAGTTTGGCCGCAAGCCAACATGCGGATCTGTGGCGCGACGCTACAGGTGCGCTTCTGCGAGCGATGCACGGGAACTCAATTTACCACGACGCTGTGGCCACTCCTATGGATTTACATGCGGATCGTGCGCAGTGGCTTGACCACCTCCCGGCGCATAATAAGCTGAAACTGACCGCCATCGCAGACCGACACGGACAAGCGGACATTACCGTGCGTGGTGTCCAGGTGAACGAGAAGAGAAATGAGAAGCTTTTCAAACGTGATTCCGATATGCGCATGGATCCTGTGCCACGTTCCATCGATGCTGTTGCACCGAAGGCCATCTACGCCACTGGTCCCGCTGTCTACGAAGCGACGCGTCGCATCAAGAGTGCATTCAGCGCTCCCGCCATGTTGGCAGCCCCTTCCGAGTCCCGCAGCTTGATTACGTTTAAGACCACTACGCGGCCCGCTGAGCTAATCGACGTACACCTTGTCATTGGGCCAATGACCGATCTCGAACTCGCTGCTATCGTTTCTCTCGCGGCTAACGACGAACGTCGATTCACTGTCCTCGTTGCCGGTGATGACGGTCTCGTGTTGACAACCGCTGAAGGCAAGCAAATGTCGATTGAGGGCGATTACTCGAACTATGATGCCAGCCAATACCACGCCGTCATCCATCATGAGCACGACATACTTGAGGATTCCGGGGTGCCAGCATCAGTCTTGCGCACGCTCGAAGAAGTGGCATTCGTTGATGACGTCATCGCAATTCCAAAATCACTGGTGTCATGCCGTCTCAGTCCCTCTGAGCTCGCGTCCGCAGCGGGCATGGAAATGATGCGACGACGCACAGGGGGCGCCAATACAACCATTGGCGGAAGCATTCCAAACATCAGCGTGACATGCACTGCTCTGTCGTCTCTTGGCGATTGGACCAAGTTGTCCTCCGAAGCCATTGCCGACCACATGACCGCAGTGGCTGCTGACCACGGGTTTTCACTCAAATGCAAGGTCAAGTTCTCTTTCATTGGAGCCACATTCCTCAAGAACGTGATTTTGCGCGCTGAGACTGCGCAGAGCGTTTCTGTCAGTGATGTGTACGTGGCATGTCCGCTTCCATCGCGCATTCTCAAGATCGGAATATGCGTGCGCGACCCGCTCGCGTTGTACAAAGCGCCCACCCGTTCCGAAGCTATGCTGGCTTATTTGCGCGACCAAGCTCTCGGCATCTCTGCCTGTTGGTTGCTCCCTCCTCTTGACGCTTTTGTGGAACGATTCCATTCGATCTCGCAGGTGGTGCGCGCTAGGCGACCTGGCGACGATCCGGAAAACTCATACCGCATCCGTGCGGCTTCCGCCGACTGTCTATTGTTCGGCATTCCAAAATCACTGTGGCGTCCAGTCGGTTTTGAAGAGTGGTCTTCTGACCACTACGGAACCTCAGGTTCCGACTTTGTCGAGATCTCCAACATGATTCGCTCTGCTGAAGGTCCATCATTCCTCGAACATCCAGTGTTCGAGGTGATGGCTCGACGTGATTATGCCTAAGCGCTAATCGGCCCATGATTATAGCGGCGGGACATGGGAAAGTTGCTGACACACTAATGAAGATGTCGGGGGTTAACAATTATATTATATTACATATACCGATTCCCATACCGGTCAGCAGGGAAAAACTGGATGAATGCAAAGAAACCCGTCCAAGCAAAGCGACAAGTCGTCACGAACTCCGACGCGCGCCTCCGCCAAAAAGCACGCACGCTCGCCCAAAACCTCGCCGCCCTCAAAAATGGACCCAGCTTCATTGGCCACACTACTGGACCACGCGAAACCGTTGCTACAGGAAGCGAACAACAATCAAATTCCCGTCGAGACCGAAAACTGGCTCGATTGGGGCTTGAGTCTAGTCAAAACGTACGGCCCAGCGCTCCTAAAACTGGCGCCGGAGTTGCTCGAATTAGCCGCTCTCCTCTAGTTGACACCGCGCATCGCATCTACACGAACGCTGAAGGACGCGAGATCGCTCGTGCGCGCATAGTCACTAATGAAAAAGATTTCGTCGCTGCCCATAAGCATGTGAACACTCCCACGTTCACCCGTGACAGCGTGGGTATTGCTGATAGCTCAGTGTACCACGGTTCTCGCAATATCCAACGTGATTATGTCTCGAAAGGTGTTCGCGGCACCCGCGTCGCTGGTTCACAATATCTCGATGTGGTAACGACCGACGTAACAGTGAATTCCTCCGATCACGACACTGCGATAGGGCAGCGCTTAACCGTTTGTCTTATCAATCCGAGCGCCCTCGGTTCCATTCTTGGTAAATTGTCTCTCGATTTCGAAGAATGTAAGTTTAACCGGTTGGCCGTGATTTACAAACCCGTCGTCGCCGCGACCACTCCCGGGGCACTCGGCATGTATTTCCGTAACGATGTTCAGAATCCTATGTGGTCGACTGGCCTCGAGGAGCTCTCCCACGCAGCTACTCACGAAGCCTTCCAGGACTTTTCTGTTTGGGCTCCGGCGCGCATTGATATAGATCCCGCGGACATCATGAAGAAATACTGGGACGAGATCAACGGCGACGTGTCGGCGGAGGTCCAAGGTATGGTCACCGTCATTTCCACGAGCGGTCTTACGCGCAACCAGACACTCGGTCACCTCTACCTCGAATACGATTGCGACTTTTCAGCCCCTGAACTCGATTACGAGGTTGATGAAGTCGGTGTCGCCTATCTGAATTTAGTGTGGAATGCCTATATTACCACTCTTGGTGACCCGATGATTTTCCGGTTCAAAACCACCGCCGCCACTCAGGCAACGGCGAACTGGGATGTACTTGGCACACCCCCGGACTCATCTGAGTTCTTTGGATATGGTACCATCGTCAACGTAGTTACTGGCACCAACGGCCCACCCGCTTGGTCAACTGCTGAAGACCCAATGGCCAACGCGTTCGTCAAAGGACAGGGTTTTTACGTCCGCATGACCGGCGTAGGATCTTCCAGCTTCACCGACGATTCCATCAACGTGTACTTGTACACCGACCTCAACTCGGCAATGAACGCGATCCTCGATTTGGCCTCCGAGTCATACTACGTCAATGATGGACAGCTCGTCGACGCGGGCACGCTCGGTTTCGCGACGAGCGGCACGATTACTCTGCGCCTCCGCTTATCTCCTCTCGCCAACGGCGCTTAATTGCGCCGTTGGCGCCCACGGCAACACGGACTCTGTCCGAGGGCATCACGCACCCTCCGTTGTGAGTGTTTGTCAATAGGATAACACTATGTACCATTGTAAATTGATCAAACCGGAAACATGAAAACAAAATAAAAATAGACTCTCGCCAACGGCGCTTAATTGCGCCAGTTGGCACCCACGGCAGCACGGACTCTGTCCGAGGGCATCACGCACCCTCCGTTGTGAGTGTTTGTCAATAGGATAACACTATGTACCATTGTAAATTGATCAA